TTAGTATCTTCTTATCTTTAAGTAGTAGGTTATAATACCTAACCAATGCATATATTATTAATGACTTCCCAGATGCAGTAGGAGAAATAATAAGAGAACGATGTTCTCGTAGACAATGAAGTATGGCATTCGTTTGGTAATCTCGTATATCAAGTTTCTTCCCTTTCGATTGTGGACGTAGTGATTCGGTAAATTTTCTAACATCCTCGTAAATAAGATTCCTGTCATCTTCGATACCCTCCTCAAGTATATATTCAACGGAGTTTTTTGAACAAAACTTTTTTACATAGGGTAGAAGACCACAATATATCTTACCAGTTTTTTGTGAGTATAATCTTATCTTACCATCCCAGATACGTTTCTTATACATGGGCATAAACTTTGCACCAGGCACATCAAAGGTAAAATAGTCTGCAAGTTCCTGACCCAACCCTGAGTCAACTTCCAGATTTAAGTAAACCTCGTTTACTTTAGATATGTGCATTTTGGAGTGTGTTTGGTTCACCATATTCACCACGAACTATTATATTCCACGCAATACTAATTCTTTCGTCTTTTGTTTCGGGCACCCAATGTACCAACCAAGATGGAAATACCACACCCCAACCAGTTTCAGATTGAAACTCGGCCATGTCAGAGTTAAGTTTATTAAATCCACTCTTTCTTGGTTTGAATACACTTGATTGTGGTCTTGGGTCAAAGAATTGTATCGGTGACGTATCAGATGATGTCTTTAGATAAAAGACACCAGATAAAAAATTGTTTGAGTGTGAGTGTGGTGCGTGAGCTCTTTGAGATTGTGGTCGTAATATATTACCCCACATATTTGTAATCTCTATCTCACCCATGTACTCTTGTTCTTCTAAGATAGTTTTAGTTACATCTGTAATTGTTTTAGTTAGATTTGCAAACGTATCTATTTTATGCAATTCGTTCTGTGGTTGACTTCCTGTTATCTTAACCATCTGTTTATTTTTTTCTACTAAACTATTGTCCTCAATATGTTTTACCATTTGGTTGAGTTCGTTGTCTTTAAATTCATGTTTGAACCTGTATAGACAAGTTGGGAAAAAATCGTGTCTTTCTATACTCATATCATACCAGCCTCAAACTGTTTCCAACTAATCGCATTTTTAATATCCCAACCACGACTTTGTATCGACCTCAAAACTCCGTCAATATATTTGATTGTTGTTTCAAGGTATGCAATTTTGTGTTCTAGTTTTATTATTTCTTCATCAGACTCTATGTATATACTCAAATCAGTCTTGAGAACTTTTAGATCAAATGGTTTGGTCACATAAATTTTTGCATCTGCTTTACCACCATAATACTCCCACTTATCTCTAAACAAAACTTTGTAGTCGCCTTTTGCTTTATACAATAGGAGTTCAAAGTTTGTTTTGTGGTCTAGGTATTTTGCGTAAAGTTCTTGATTTTTGTAGGACTCTTTGTCGAGTGTTTCATCATCTACCTCCAAGTCTTTTTTGACTTGAAGTTTCAATTCATCTAACGTCATTCATTCTCCATCATGTTTCATTTATTTATAAGGACATCTGCACCTACTCCGTTTGCAAGAATACAAGCCCAACTTGGATTAACAAACTCAACTATACTCCAAGTATTAGTTTCTGCATTCATTCCAAAAACAACGACAGTTTGAAGTAACTCACTCTTCAGATTTGGTGACACATTATTCATGGTCATTTTTGGTTGTTCACCCCAAGTATCTAGTATTTGTATTATGGTATCTGGGTGATTGCAAAAAATAGGTTTTGATGCACTTGTTAATTCGTTGTCCATAAACTTATGATATTTAAGTCTATCTTTTTGTGTTTCAACGTACTCTTTACTTTTATTTTTCAGATGTTCTGGACTTGCTGGTTCACCCCAAAATAGACTACCTAAGACTGCAAGAACTATTATTGCACCATAAAAAATATAATTGTAATCGTTGGGGTCTTTGAATAATGTCATATCTAATCTCCATTATAATGTCACAATGTCATACAAAGTATATTTGAAATCACACGTTGCAGTAAGATATTCAACATCAGTTGCATTTTGATTGTATTCTAGTCCACTTAATGACGCTGGATAGACATCTCTAAATCTAACCTCTGCGAGTGGATTATTTTTATTTGAAAGTATTGTAAGGGTCGCATCTCCGAATAAAGCTCTTGATGAAGTCGCTGGTTTTACATCACCTATGTCATTACTAATACCTTGTTTCGCAATAGGTGTAACGGACTCTTCTCCTCTAAAATTACTAAACTCTTGTCTATTCTTTGGAAAACCTATACCTCTCAACCAATTCTGTAACTGTACATAGTTTTCTAAACTTTCATCTACTATAAAACTTATAATTAGATTGTCAAATGTTAATTTATCCCCCATAACAGGAATATCAGTAAATGGTGTAGGAAATATTGCATCTGCAAGAGTAATGCTTGGAAGATTACACGCAGTCGTAAAATATTCAACTTTTGGTAGTTGAACAATATTAAACTTAAACTGAGTAGGACTTGCATAGTCTAACTGAGTTGGTTGTCTATTTATTCCGAATTGTGTTGCCATACTACTATTTAGTCAAAAAAAAGAGGGGTCTTGCGACCCCTCCAAGTTTACACTAATAATAGTATACTGATTACATGAGGTTTGAAACTTTAACTCTTCTGTAATACTTGTTAGTATTTGCAGTTATGGAAATACCACCCTCAGCAGAAGCTGCAACTGTTCCTGTGTGGAATGGGTTGGCGGCGATACCATATCGAGTTTTAAAACCAATTTTTGGTTGGAAAGTGTGTTCCCCAACTGCACGAACCATTTGTAGTGGAACGTATGGGCAGTAGAACATACCAGCATCGTAAGGTGATGTTCCTTTGTATCCAACAACGTAGTATTGAGAAGCGGCTACGTTTGCAGAATATGGGTCAACATACACTTTGTATCGTCCGTTAAGAACTCCAGCAAAAGTAGTTGTTGTGTCGTCAACATTTAGGTTGTTCGCAAGAGCAGGTGTGTAGTCAAGTACACCAGCCATTTGTAGTGCAGAGGCAACATCAGCAGAACATATAACCATGTTACCTTTTCCTCTACGAGTTTGTTGACCGATTGCATTAGCATCTCTTTCAAGAGCAAACATTAGACCTTTGAACTTTTCAACTGACCATCTACCATTTGAGTCTGTATCTAAGTCAAAGATACCAGCGGTAGTTGTGTTCACTTGAGCACCTTTTACAGAAGAAACGTAGATATTTCTAACAACTTCTCTGTTTATTTCTGCAAGTATTTCAGCAGATAAGATGTTTGCAAGTTCTGTTTCAGCGTCAAGACCATGTATCGCTTTTAAGTCTTGTGCAAGTTCCATTGTGTACTCGGCCTTTAGAGCCCTAGTAACAGCGGTAACTGTGTGCTTCTCAATTGAGAACGCCATTTGTGCAAAAGTGTTTGTTGATGAGTTATCACCTAACGCTTCACTTTGTGCAGTGGTCATACCTGTCGCAGTTTCGTATGTTCCAACAGGACTATCGTTAAGAACAGCAGGGTTAGTTGCAGTATCAGTGATATCTCCACCACCTGTTGTTCCTTGTGCGTTTTGGTTTGAGAAATCTTGTTGTGACTCGTCTGCGAGCATTTCTGCACCAGTTTGTGAAGTCTTTCTAGATCTCATTGCGAATATAAGACCTGTTGGCCCAGTCATTGGTTGGACACCACAGATATCATACGCAATTAGGTTTGGCATTGACCTTCTGACAAGTGAGATCAAAATCGGATCCCAATTATCTATAGAAGTACCAGTTGCGTTCTCTGGTGCGGCTTCAGATAGAAACGCTCTATCTTCTCTAAGTGCCTTTTCTTGGTTTTCAAGAATTAAAGTAGTAACTGCCCTTTTGTATGCATCCTCAATCTTTGGAAGATCTGGGTGTGCAAGGACTGGCGACCACTTCTCTTGTAGATGTTCTGTCTGAAACATAATGCTTCTCCTTTTTAATATTTATCTACTTATTTATAATTTTCGTTACTTTGCACCATTGCCAAATTTACCGATTGCCCTCATATATGAGTGCATAGAGTCGGTAGTATCAACGTCCTGTGCAGATCCAGTCTCCTCATCATCAATTACAGTTTCAGTTTCTACTGGTGTTTTCTTTCCAACTTTAGGAAAGTAAGACTCTTTTAGAGTGTCTAACTTTTCTTTGAAAGAACTTTCGTCTGTGAACTCCACATCTCCAGTAAGAGAGCGAAACTTTTCAATTTCTGTTTCAGCGAGATCGTCAGTAGCTTCTGATATCGCCTTTTCCTTTATTAGAGAGGTTTTGTCTTGTCTTAATGTTACAATATTTGATATTGCTTCATCAAGTTTACCCTCTAACTCAGTAATCTTCTCTGATTGTGCTTCTAGTACATCATACTTTTCATCTGGTACGTCTACATAATGATCTTCAAATAGTTGCTTCAACCCAGAAATGAAATCCTCTGCAATTTCGCCTTTTAGGCCTCTTTCGACTGCGAGTTCATTTTCTTTCATCCATTCTTCGACAACGTAGTTCAGATAAGTGTCAACTTTCTCTGATAACTCTTCCTTTGTCTGTTCTATAGATTCATCTAATTCTGATTTATATTGACCCTCTAGTCTTTCGACTTCGGTTCTAATTTTAGATTTTACAGCGGCTTCGAATACTGTTGCAGCTTTTCTCTTGAACTCTTCTGAAAGGTCACCCTCTCCGTTCATAAGTGCATTAACGTGTTCTGAAACATCGACAGTCTTTAATCGAGCTTCGATTGCTTCATTCATATCGTCATCATCATCTTTTTCGTCATCGTCATGAGCACCCATTTTCTGCATAGCTGCATACATAGCCATCATTTGTGGTTTTGTCATTTTGTTGTTTAACATTTTGTTCATACCGGCATGAAGTTTCTCTTTGGTCATCTTCTTTGGGTCTTCCATGTCTTCATGATGTGCTTCAGATACCATTATTTGCATATCTTCTGCCATGACTTTCTCTTCGATACCATGTTTGAACTGGACATCATACCACTGTACAAAACCCTCATCATCTGGTATTGCGTGTGAACCATGAACTGGTTTACCTTTACCCCATACTGGATGTTCTACGACTGTTGCACAATCGTGATCTTTTGAGTGACATAGTTCTCTGATTTCCTCGTCTGAATATCCTTCTTCCATATCTTTTCCATTCTTCTTTTTATGGGCCATTGCATTGAGTTTTTTCATTTTGTCTGGAGCACCCTCACCTTTTTGTTGTGCATCACCACCGATCTCTTTGGCAGCTCCGGCAACTTTCTTCGCTGGTGCATCTCCTTGAGTTGGTGAAACGACTGCTTTACCAGTGTCTTGTACTTCACCATTCGCTTTTTTCTTCATTGGTTCGGCTGCGACTGCACCTTTTTTTGGTGCATCATGCATACCCTCTTCGAGCTCGGCCATAACTTCCGCCTCTAGCTCTTCTATAGTTTTTTCTGTATTTGACATGGGGATGTCTCCTCTATTTTAATATTTATTTATAAGTTATAACTTTTTGAGAAACCTTAAAAATTCTAAGGCATTCTCGTTTTCCTGTCGTTTGCGTACTCGTTCATTTATTCTTCGTTTTTGACGTTCTAGTTCTGCCTCAACTAATGAACCATTGTTCCAAACCCACTCTTTTCCCTCCATGATACCCTCTACGAAAGCATTCGGAGCGGAAGGGTCTGCAACGATGTCGGCTGCAGTCGCCAGGTAAAAGTCACTTCTCACATAGTTAGCACCATTCTTTTGGTCTAAACTCCCCATTCCTCTTGATGAAACTCCAAGTTTTGCACCCTCGTCCATCAAAGATTTAACAATATTTCCCATTGGTGTTTTGAGTATTTTCGCCTCACCAATGAAATTCTTTCCGTCTGGTTTGAGAGATGTTATCATATGTGATGCTCTCTCAAGATTTACTGTTGGGCCATCTGGGTGTCCCAACTCTCCAAACGCACGATTCTCGTTGATATATTCTTTATTATATCTGTTTACTTCTTTATTTAGTACTTCCATAGGATAGACACGACCATTTCTATTCTTTATGTCTGCTTGCATAAAGACACCTCGTATCTTATAATTTTTCTTTCCGTTCTCTTGTTCCTCGCAGATATACTCTACGTTTTGAATTTCTTCTGATATTAGTTTTACTGTCTGTGTCATACTGGATTCGCCTGTGTTACTACTTCTATGTGGACTGCACCATCACTACCACTACCTGTTTCATTGATGACTGATATAAAATAGTTTTCCTCAGCAGCGTTGATTAATACACCACTTCCAGCGTTCAAACCATCTGCATCTGTTCCGTCTAAGTGAATTAAAGACCCAGCATCTGATTGGTCTGAGTCTGTTCCGTCTAATGCGACCCTAGCACCTGTATCACCTCCAACTATCGGTGACCTGTCTCCCTCTGGTACAATGTTTACTGTATTTGTCATACTGGATTTGCCTGTGTTACTACTTCTACATGAACTGCACCATCACTAGTTGCAGTTTCATTGATGACTGAAAGGTGGAATGATTGTTCAGCTGCATTCAGTAAAAGTAATATCTGAAGAAATACAGGACGTAGAGTATATCTGCGAACAGAAAGAGGATGGAAAAAAGAACTATAAGATAAAAGGTATCTTTATGCAAGCAGACATAAAGAACAGAAATAG